CTCTAGCCCCCTATATAAGTGTAACGGCGGAGTTCCACGAAGCCGTAAAACGCGGGCTGAACGCCCGCTTTAAGTTTGGTTATGCTTATGTGGGGATACCTCTGTCAACCCCCTTGTAGACCCCTACAACCTCTGGAGTGACATTGGAAAGAAACCTTAATCCCGAAGAAGCTCGGAAAGAACTAATCAGCTTGGTACGCCAAGGGCGCACCATCGCTGATGCCCTAAAGGTTGTTGGTAGAAGCCGAAGCTGGTATGACACCCAACGACGTGAAGCCCCTGGCTTTTCGGCTCTAATTGACAATGTTCGGTTTAGAACCCAAGACCTGGCTCAAGATGCTCGGACGAATCTTTCAGATTTCGCCGAGTTCTCCGAAAAGTATCTTGGTGCAAAAGTTTGGGACCACATGCTTAACGTGGTCGATATGTTGGAAGGTAAAGAGCCTCGCTGGATTGACCCAGCGATGACATACGAAAAAGGGTCGGCGGGCTTATCCCGCCTCTTGGTAAACGTTCCACCGAACCACGCCAAGACGATGACCATCACGATTAACTACGTGACCTACCGTATCGTCAAGAATCCGAATATATCGGTTATCGTTATTTCTAAAACCCAAGAGCAAGCCAAGAAGTTTCTCTACGCTATCAAGCAAAGATTGACTCATCCTCGGTATGCTGACATGCAGGTTGCCTTCGGACCAGCAGACGGTTACAAAGCTACAGCTGACCAGTGGTCGGCAAATAAGATTTATCTAGGTGGCGACATCCGCGACAACGATGCTAAAGACCCTACGGTCGAAGCTATCGGTATGGGCGGTCAGGTCTACGGCGCACGTGCTGACCTAATCGTCCTTGATGACGTGGTCACTCTCTCTAATGCGGGAGAGTGGGCAAAGCAACAAGAATGGATTCGCCAGGAAGTTGCTTCTCGTCTACCACCTGGTGGCGGACAGCTACTTGTTGTTGGTACACGAGTATCTGCAGTCGACCTCTACAAAGAGTTGCGTAACCCGCAACATTATACCGATGGCATATTGCCATGGTCATATTTGTCCATGCCTGCCGTACTTCAGTACGCAGACGACCCAAAGGATTGGAAAACCCTTTGGGCTAAGTCAGAACAACCACTCACCGAAGACGATGTCCCAGATGAGAATGGTTATTATGACCGATGGACTGGACCGCGTTTAACGGCGGTCCGCAATGAGGCTGGTCCATCAAAGTGGTCTTTGGTTTACCAGAACCTCGATATCGCGGAGAATGCAATCTTCGACCCGCTGTGCGTTAGAGGCGCAGTAAACGGAATGAGAAAAGCGGGTGCGTTAGTTGCAGGCGCAGCAGGACATCCTGATAACAGTTCAAACTTTTATCGGGTTATTGGTATAGACCCAGCAATGACTGGTGATACCGCTGCTGTTGCTTATGCGGTTGACCGCAGGACACACAAGCGCTATGTCATGGACGTTCACGTCATGAGCAGCCCCACACCTGCAGCAATCCGTTCGTTGATTAGAGAATGGACTGATGCGTACAAACCGCATACTGTCATAGTTGAGTCAAACGCTTTTCAGCTTTTCTTGACTCAAGATGAGGAAATCAGAAACTTCCTCTCCACTCGTGGAATTAATTACCGACCACATTACACTGGTAATAATAAGCAAGACCCAGAGTTCGGCGTAGCCTCTCTGGCTCCGTTATTTGGAACCGTCATTAAGCGAGATGGCAACAATAACAACTTGAAACATGCAGGCGACAACATGATTGAACTGCCTGACTCTTCAAGAAATGAACATATTAAAAAGCTGGTAGAACAACTTGTAACCTGGCAACCAGGAGTACAGGGCAAGCGATTAAAGATGGATGCTGTAATGGCACTCTGGTTCTGTGAAATCGTAGCCCGCGACGTTCTACTTACTTCAGCAAATGTACCTAACTTTCTCAAGAATGAATTCACACCTCAGTCAGAGATTGAATCAAGGTACATCATCAACTTAGATGACTTAGCTGCAGCGCAGCGAATAGCGAGATTGTGAATCGATGAAAGAACTTGTACAAGCATTCGAGCAATTAAAAACTCGAAACTCCGAGCGCGATAAGCGCATGCGCGAGGTTGCCTTGGTTCGTGCTGGTCAAGCAGACCAGGTATTCAAAGGCTTGTTCCCAGAGGGAACATGGTCACGACCAATCATTGCTAACCTCATTGACGTTGTAGCTCGTGATGTATCTGAGCAAGCTGGTGTTCTACCTACCATTACTGCTGCTGGCGATTCGTCATTAGACGATAACCAGCGTACCAAGGCTGACAAGAGAACAAAGATTGCTAACTACTACGTAGCATCCTCACGTCTAGGTACGGAACTACTGCGTGGCGCAGACCAGTTGGGTACATACGGATTCATGGTATTCCGTGTAGAACCTAACTTCAAAGAAAAAAGACCACACATCCATGTTGAAAACTCTATGGGTGCGTATTATGACGTTGATAGATTTGGCGAAGTACAGGTTTATGCACGTTCTTATTATCGTAAAGCTGGAGATTTAGCAGCACATTTCCCAGAACACGCAGATGCTATCTTGCAAACAGGTGCATTTTCACGTGGCGATACCAACCAACTTCTTGAAGTAGTCCGTTGGACTGACAAGAAGCAGACAGTTATGTTTATCCCAGAACGCGGGGGAGTCGTACTTGCACAAACAGCAAACAAAATCGGTCGTGTACCAGTTGCGATTGCTCAACGTCCTTCGCTCGACGGCGAAGTTCGCGGGTCATTCGACGATGTTCTGCCAGTGTATGCAGCAAAAGCACGTCTTGCGTTGCTTACTATGGAGGCTGTTCAAAAATCTGTTGAAGCTCCTCTGGCTCTTCCCACCGATGTTACTCAACTATCTGTTGGTCCTGATAGTGTCATCCGTTCGAACAGTCCTGAAAAGATTCGTCGCATTAATCTCGACGTTCCTCAGTTTGCTTTCGCGGAGAACAATGTTTTAGCAGATGAAATGAAGCTAGGCACTCGCTTTCCTCAAGCTCGTGCTGGGCAAGCCGAAGGTTCTATCGTTACAGGTCAAGGTGTTAAGGCACTTATGGCAGGTTTCGACTCACAGATTAAGGTTATTCAGTCTGTACTTGGAGAAGCTATTGGTCAGGCTCTCTCAATTGCCTTCGCAACTGACCAAGCATATTTTAATGATGTCACTCGTGAGGTATCTGCCACAGCAAACGGCGTACCTTACAAGTTAAAGTACAAGCCAGCAGTTGATATCAACGGTAACTTTGGAGTTACAGTTGAATATGGACTAATGGCAGGGCTAGACCCTAACCGAGCCCTTGTCTGGGGACTACAGGCTCGTGGTGACAAGCTTATTTCACGTGGCATGCTACGTAGAAACCTACCGATTTCGCTCAATGCTGGAGAAGAAGAGCGAGCAATCGACATTGAAGAGATGCGTGACTCACTTAAGGGTTCAATTGCATCACTTGCCCAAGCAATTCCTCAAATGGTAATGCAAGGTCAAGACCCAATGCAGATTGTTGAAAAAATGGCTGCAGTTATTGATGAACGTAAGAAAGGTACACCGCTAGAAGATGCGGTTGCTAAAGCGTTCAAGCCAGAACCAGCACCAAAGCAACCTGAAATGCAACCAGGAATGCCAGAAGAACCAGCACCAGAAGAAATGGGTGCGGGAATGGGTGGCGAATTGCCACAAGCTCCACAAGGTAGACCAGCAATGCAAGAACTTCTTGCAGGTCTTACAGGTTCAGGCAATCCAGTTTTATCAGGTCGCGTAACTCGTCAAATACCAGCATAACTAAGGAGAAATAAATGTTCGGAAAGCAAGGAAAGCCAGCTAAGGCTCCAACTTCAGGCGCAATGATGGGCAAGAAGCCTGCAGGTAAGGGTGTCGGACTTGGTCAAGTTCAAAAGGGAACTACACCAAAGGGCATCAAGGGCAACAAGAACAAGCTTAAGTAATACCTAACGTCTTTAAGTAAAGGATAAACATGGCAGCCAAAAAGGGCAAGACCACTCGAAAGTATAAGCAGGCAAAGCAGGCTGCCAAACCTGCTGCTAAGGCAGCATTTTCTGGCAAGGTGCAAGCTTCTCGCAAAGACCCAAAGATTAAAATCAGTGCTGAAGACAAGATGGCATTGAAGGATATGAAGGATACTGCTAAAGCAGACCTTGGCAAGAATGCTTATCTCAGCAAGGCTGAGTACGAAGCAAACCAGGCTAAGGCTCGTGAAGCATTCCGTGAACGTATGCGTACCGAGTTCGGTGAGTACGGCGGAAAGAAAGCTTCAGCTGCAGAAGCAGCAATGAAGGAAACAAAAGCAGGCGGTAAGAAAACAAAGCCAAAGGCAAAAGCACCTGCTGCTAAGCCATCTGTTATTTCCGCTAAAGGTCCATCTCTTGTAGAGAATGGCAAGGTTGTATCTCAGGCACGTGCCGAAGAAATCATGTCAGGAGAAAAGAAATCTGCACCGAAGAAGAAGACAGTAACAAAGAAGGCTGCTGTAAAGAAAGCAGCACCATCAAAGCCATCTGCTCCTGCGACTTCGAAAGCTGCCACTGTAGCAGAACCGACTACTAAGCCAGCGGTTAAGAAGCCAGCAACTAAAAAGAAGGCAGCAGCCAAGAAGGCTTCTGCACCAAAGGTGACACGTCCAACCGATGCATCACTTACAGCGATGGAAGATGAAAAGCTAAAGCAAACAAAAGAAAAGCTTATTAAGCAAGGCAAGCTTTCTGGGTCTACAGAATTAGCAATCCGTCCAAAGGGTACTGTTGCTAGCACACGTACAGGTACAGTTGCAACAACCACATCACGAGTGACACCAATTCCTGGCAGCGATACAGTTGTTAAGAAAAAGGGATTCCTCAGAAAAGCTGGTGGCAAGTTTGTTCCAGCGATTGTTGCAGGAGAACTTGTTTCGCTAGCAAAAGGTTCTACATATAAAGACCTTAACGAGATTGACAGACTAAAGGCAAAGCTTGGCAATAAGAAGATGTCAGCCAAAGAAGGTATGGCAACTCAAGCAAGCAATCTTGCTAGCCTTGTATCAATGGGGCTTGTTGGTCAGACACGTCGTGAACGTATGGACGAACTCAACGCAAAGATTAAGAAGAAGGAAGCTGCCACTAAGAAGGCTAATAAGGGATTACGTTATGGTCCTGATGGTTCAAGCCTAGTGCCAGGAACTGATGCTTACAAGAAGGGCTCTAAGACTCGCCCAGTAAAGCCAGTAGCACCAGGTGCTGCAGGTGGAACATCAGGTGGTGCAACTGGCGGTAAGTCAGGTGGCGCATCAGGTGCAACTCCAGGTGCAGGTGGTTCAACAATCACAGCAACACCAGGCAGCACATACACTGTCAAGAAGGGCGACACACTTAGCGCAATTGCTAAGGCATCTGGCGTATCTCTTGCAGAGATTCGTAAAGCAAATAAGAAGTTTACGACCAACCCTAAGTACAAGCAGGGAAGCATGATTTGGTCAGGAACTAAGGTAAATATTCCAAAGAAGTAGGGTAAACAATGTCAATGATGCAGCCTTCGGGTCCAGGTAAGTTCTCAAAGAGAACTGACCGACAGGGCGCAAAGCAACTTCCAAACGCTGCCTATGGTGAGCAAAAGCAATTCCAAGCAGAACAAGCAGGCGCACCAATGGCTAAGACACCTAATCCAATGGCGGACGTTGTTCCATTAACTGCGCCTACACGTAGACCAGATGAACCTGTTACAGCAGGTGTAGATGCGGGTCCAGGTCCAGGCAGTGAAGTCTTAGGTCTTAAAACACCAACAGATGTCACATTAGAAGACCTAACAAAGTTATCTCAGTACATGCCATTAATGATGCAGTACGCAGATTCACCACAATCAAGCGGAACAATGAAAGCATTTGTTAAATATTTGAGGAGCCAGACAGGATGAAGATTCTCAAGAAGTTCGAAGAGAACCTTGAGTACCTTGGATTTGATTTAGCACCACTGGCATGGGACATAGCAAAGATGAAGTTTGCTTCTGATGATGACCGCTTATCTTTACTAGAAGAGTTAACCACGAAGGAGGCAACACCAGGTGTCAATGACGGAATGGTGGAATGACCCACGTTATGAAAACCAGCCTTCTGGTAATGCCCCCTCTTCTAAAGTAGATTCATTTAAGAAGCAGCAATTTGACAACACTAAAGTTGGAAAGATTGAAGAAGCCGTTGTTCCTAAAGTAGCTGGAGCTATTGAGTCAGCACAGAAAAGCAAGTTTGGATTTATTGTTAATCCAGCTATGCGTGTGCTTGAAACATTTGGCGAGCGAGTGGTGCAACCACTTACTCAAGGTGTATCTACTGGTCTGCTTACAGCAGAAGCTGCACGTCAAGGTAAAGGCAAGAACATTGCCGAAAACTTTAGGTTTGCTAAAAAGCAATCTAAAAAGATTTCAATGGGTCAGGCTTTGGCTACAACCGTTGGTCAGACAGTTTCACCTGTACTTGGTCCATTGACTAACACAACTTTTCTTGACGAAGACTTTAACGTGTTTGACGATAAGCAACGCGATAAAGCATTTCGTGATGAATGGTTTGGTGTGTTTGCATCAGGTGCTACTGACATCGCGCTTGCAGCGCTTGGCACTAAAGGTGCTGGTACTGCAATTCGAGCAGGAGCCAAGAAGGTAGTTGGACCTAAAAGAATCGTAACTGGTGATGACATGAACCAGTTCCGCAATAACCTTAACCAAATTGTCAATGAGGTAGAAGGTGGCGTTGCTGCAGAAGCACGTACTCGTAACGGTCTTAGCGTTCTTGTAGATGATGCCGTCAACACACGAGATGTATCTGTGTTAGCTGCTAACCCACTTATTCGGGAAACATCTAACCCATACCGTACAGCAACAATCGTTTCACGATTGGACAACCACCGCGATGTAGCAGACTATCTGCTAGCAGAACGCGGAGATGCTGCAGCATTCAATCGCTTCTTTGCCAAGAAGCCACTTGAAGCAGACCATATTGACGATTACGGATTTGATAAGACAACACCTATTACAGACTTTGCCGACATTGGCAAGGACATGTTGTCACCAAAATTAGAAACTCGCTTCAAGCGTATCATCGATGCAAAGAAGGCAGAAGACCCAAACTTTGCTAGAGCTCTTGAAGAGTTCGCTAGCAACCTGCCACGTGGTGCAGGCGTTGAGTCATGGCAACCAGGACGTTTTGCTGCGCTTGAGTCAATTGGGTTAGCAAAGAAGAAGCTTGCTGTGCAAGCACAGTTTGGTGACTTAAAGTTATTCGGCGATGATGGTTCTAGCAATTGGAAAACAGAAGTTTACCAAAGCAAGACTTATGACAGAGTCATTCGTACCATTGCATGGGTAGGCTCAGGTCGCCCACAGGGTCACATTAATATTTCTAACCCACGTAAGTTTGAAGCATCAAGCGATTTGCTATCAGACCTCAATCGTCTTCAGTTCCTTAGCGGGGCAGAAGGCGTAAAGTTTAAGCGCCGTATGGTTGAGCAATTCCTTAATGCACAGGATGATACACAACGTGCTATCGCACTTGGTCGTATTGAAGAGCAGGTAATGATTCGCCTTGCGAAACATTATGGAGTTACCGACCTACAAGATATTCGTACTGCCTCACAGGCAGTAAAAGAAATCACTCGATGGTCAGCAAAGACTGCTGAGAATCGTGCAACCATTAAGCAGTACGCTGCTAAGAATGGTTGGATTCCTGACGAAGACGGCTCAATTAACGTACAGAACTTTATCTCTGTATCTAACGAAGCACAGACTATCCCTATGCTTGACTTCCGTAAGCTTGAAGTCGAAGTAATTTTCCAGGCTCGTCGCATGGCTGGTAAGGGAACCAAGGTTACTGATGCTCAGTACGCAGGAGCAATTGCATCTAAGGCAGCAATGACTACAGGTCAGTTGCTTGACCTTGCTAACATGGTGTTCAGCAACCTGAACCTTATTCGTCTTGCTTACATTCCTAAGAACTCTATTGTCGACCCAATGGCTCGTGCATCTATGGCACTTGAGTCAATGGAGTTGATTCGTAACGGCGCACCTGCGTTGGACAACATTGTGTACAACTCAAGCCTACGTGCAGAATCTTTGAAGAAATGGATTCCTGGTTCACCTGCAGCTAAGGCTCGTAAACGTGCTAAAGATGCGAAGTTCCAAGTTGAGAAATACAAAGCAGAAGTTGAGTCAAAGGTTGCTGCTTGGGAAAAAGCACAAGCTAAACTTGATGCAGCACAGGCGGAACTTAAGGCAGCAGCTAAGGCTCGTGAGTCAGCACTCAAAGTTGCAGCACGTAAGCAGGGTGACCCAGATGCACAGGCTGCAGTACATGCAGCAGATGATGAATTATTCAAAGCTCGCAACGCTATATCAACAGCAGAGATTGAACTTGGCAGAACAGCAGATATCCTTAATGGATATGCAAAGTTAATTCAAAAGAACCGCAAAGACTGGGTTGATTTTGAAACAACCAAGGCTGCAACCAAAGCTGGGAAGAAACGCCTTGGTCAAGACCAAGACGTTATCATCAGCGAAAGTGGCAAGAAGTACACCATTGATGGTCTTGCTGACCCAAACATGCGTGGCGTAAGCGCCTACATGTCTGAGGTTGACTCAGCACAAAACTTTTATGCAGCATCTATGCAGTCTGAAATTTCTCGTAGACTTAGCGCAAGCGGTAACCGATTTGTAAAGATTGACCGCAAAGACCGAGCAGAGTATATGAATGCTCTGGCTCATATTGCTAACCGTCAGATTCGTAACGAACTTGACATGCCACTAGGAATGATGATGCGTGGAGATGCACCGTCGGACATCTTACGTTGGTTGTACTCACCAGCTGGTAAAGAATACAGACTACGTATGCAGTCACGATTTGGTAAAGAAATGACCAAGGATGACTTTGCTTCATGGATTACTCAGACAAGCGACAAGCTTGTCAAGATGTATCCAGACCCAGACTTACGCAAGATTATTCTTGCACGTAACGTAAGCGTTGACGAAGTAGATGCCATGTTGGCTGGACGTACAGATTTGTTGCCATCAATTGATGGACCAAACATTAATCTTAGCGACTTGAACATTCTAGAAAAAGGACTTGTTGGAGTTGGTGCAGCAACCAACACAGCATGGAAGGTTCTAGCAGCAGCGGAAAACCGCCTAGTGCGTACGCCTTTGTTCTTGTCTTACACAAGAGCAGAGATGAAAAGCCTTGTCAATGCAGCAGAACGTGCTGGGATTGATGTTAGAGATAGCGTAGTTAACAACGAGATTCGCCAAATTGCTTACCGCAAGGCGCTTGCTCGCGTAGAAGAAACTCTTTATTCTTCACGTCGTTTGACTAACGGTATGTACGTGGCACGTTATGCCATGTCATTCCCTCTAGCATTCTTTAACAGCCAGCTTGTAGCACTTCGCCTAATGGCTCGTAATCCAATGAACGCTTACTGGTACAACAGTATCCAGCAAGCATTCGATGATTACCATGCATACGAAGACAAAGACGGCAACACATATAGCAAGATGTCTGATGTGCCACGTGGTACACCAGTAACAGTTAAGTACCCAATTCCTGGAAACTTTACCGATAAGTTAAAGAAAGTGCCAGTAGTTGGCGGAGTCGCAGCGCAAGCATTGGCTCCATTTGCTGATACCCGCGGTGGTGGAATTAGATTTAATCCTAAGCAACTTGAGTTTATGTTGGCAGACCCATCTGTGTCATTCTTTGGTGGCATCATGGTGTCTGAAATTATTAAAAACGGATTCATGGAGAATACTCCATGGGGCGTACACGGAGAAACAATTGCACAGGCTCTACGTGATTTCCTTGGAGATGACGTTTACGAAAGCTCTGTTCTATACGGTGGATATCCACAAGAAGGCGACACCTTCCTTGAAACCACAGTAAAAGCAATTACTCCAGCGTACCTAGAATCTCTTGGTAACGCTGTTTACGCTTTGTTCGATGGCGGAAAGATTAAGCCAGGTGCTAGCGACCGATACGTAGACGATGTAATGACACATTACAAAGTTGGCTATGCCGAATGGGATAGAAACGGTCGTGTTGGTAACCCACCTAGCATGAAGACTGCTGCTTTCGCAGCATCTGCATCAGCATTTATCCGAGCGATTGTGCAGTTCTCTGCACCAATCTCAGCAAGCTTTGACCCAGTAACTCGTGCAGCAACTGCGTATTACGCAGAACTAGTCGAGATGGCTGGCGGAGATTACAAGGTTGCACAGCAAGTAATGGCAGATGAGTGGGGCATTGATGCTTTGGCATTGATTGGCTCTAACAGAAAAAACATTGCTGGCGTTTCATCAACGATGAATGACCTTAAGGTTCTTCGCAACAATAAGGAACTTCTTGAAAAAGTAGGTAGATTCGATACCAAATATGCAGGATTGCTATCCTCTGGATATGGCGACCTTGCTGGTTCTGGTAGCGGTAAAGATGACTACTCTACAGAAGTAGCAGCAATCTACAAGAAGTTAAACTTTCCAGGAGAATTCAATAACCCAATTACTCGACAGAAGACATCAACTGAATTAAAGGATGGTGTTGAGGCACGACGTGGATGGGCTGAATATCAAAAGCATGTCGACTGGCGTGATGCCAAGATGGCTGAGTATGGAATTAAATCTACATACGAAACACGATATGCAACCAGCGGTATCAAGCAAAAGTTTGATGAGATGGTACAGGATGTTGAAGATGAATTCCCAGGCTGGGTTGATGAACGCGACGAAGGTCGCAAAGATTATTGGGAGCTTTTCATTCCAGCGGTAGAAACAATCCTTGAGGATACCAAGTGGAGAGAGCATGCTCTAAAGCAGGGAAGTCCTAAGTGGGAAGAGATTGCTTATTGGGTTGCAAAGGCAAAACGATTTAAGCAAGCGTACAGCAGACCAAACGAGTCTGATGCTGGAAAGTTGCAACTAAAGCAGCAGTTCAACCAGTTCCATTACGACTTCTTACAGACAGCATCTGATGAATTTTCAGTGTTCTCTACAAGATGGTTACAGAATATGCCAGAACTAAGTACAGATTATGTGGTGACTAAATAATGAAAAGACCTATACGTAGTAAGTACCCTGATACACCAGCTGGTCAAAAAGCATACGATAGAGCGCTTGCTAAATACACCGCATACCTTGAGGGACTAAGAGATTCTGCACAGACAGAAGCTTTGGCGTATTCCCCAATTCAACTTCCTGGCGTATCAACAGAGTCTGGTATTAATCCAACACAAGCAAAGGCTTGGTTTAAGTTTACTGGACCTAACGCTGCTAAAGGTACACCTGCTCGTGACTACTACGATAACTTTGTAGCAGGTCTTAGAGCGCTTGGCATACCAAAAGACAAGTGGCAAGATGCTTGGGATGATGCAGTCGATTACACACAGGCTGTTTCAAACGACTCTGGTGGTAAGCCAGCATCGTACTTAAGGTACATGAATGCAGGAGATTTTGCTGATAAGACCGCTACTAAAAAGTACGGAACAACCAAGTCTAAGCAGACAACAATTACAGAGTACAGCGCTTCAAGCGCTGCAGCCGATGCTAACAAAGCAATGGAGGCTGAGCTTGGTCGTACTGCTACATCTGCAGAAACTGCAGCATACCTTAAGGCAGTTAACGAAAAGGCTAAGAAGGAAGCTTCTATATATGAAGCAACTACTACAACATCACCAGGTAAAGGTGGAGTAGACCAGTCAGTAACAACAGCAACACAAAAAACTGGGTTTGACCCAACTATATTTGCACAGAACTTTGCTCGCAGCATGCCTGATTATGCAGAGTCATTTGCTGCAAAGAATGTGCTAAAGATTATTGAAGGTCTAATTGGTTCAGACCGTACAGCAATCGGCAAGGTGGTTCAATAATGGCACAGAAGACAGTTACCGTAAAGAAAGGCGATACGCTTGGCGCTATCGCTAAAGCTAATAAGACAACTGTTGCTGCCATCGCCAAGGCTAACCCAAGTATCAAGAATGTTAATGTTATCAAGGTTGGTCAGAAGGTTGTAATTCCTGGCGCTACATCAGCAACAACCACAAAGCCAACAACATCTACTGTAACAACTACACCAACAACAACTACTGCTTCAACAAACCCAGCCACCTTGAGCACAACAGCAATACAAACAAGAGACACGTTCTCAATGGCAGAACTTGAGTCCAAGTACAAAATTGCTGCTGGAGTATTAAAGTCTAACCCATCATTGCAGCAGGCTTTAGCCAAGATTCTTGGCGACCCAAAGACTGGCGAGGGAATGGTCACAGACCCATACCTTCAAGAGCAAATTATTAAAGGAACCGATTGGTTCCGTACACAGACAGATAAGCAACGCCAGTTTGATTACGCCAAGCAGACAAACCCTGGTCAGTTTCAAGCAGACCTACAGTCAAATGCTAGCGAAATTGTACGCAAGTTTTCTGCAAACGGATTAAAGATTACAGCACAAGAAGCAATTACCTACGCTGAACAGATGATGAAAGAATCTGTTATTCAGAACGGTAAGGTTATTAGCTACGACAAGAACTATCTTAACCAGGTTATGGCTAATGCAATTGACTTTACTCAGACTGGCAAGGTTGGTACTAACGACAAGGTTGTATACACCAAGCTAAGTGGCAACATGGAAACACTTGCAAAGAGTCTATACAAGCAAGCGTGGGATTATGGATACGACAGAACTATGTCTAATGAAGGTTTCACCAAATGGTTTGAAACCAGCATGAAGGGATTAGTTGCTGGCACATTAAACGCAGAGCAAGTTGATGACGTGCTTCAAGCACGAGCAAAGTCATTTGCTCCTGGCTTGGCTAATCTTATTGACCAGGGTCAGACATTGCGTGAGGCAGCAGAACCATGGTTACAGTCCATAGCTGACGTATGGGAAACAAACGTCAATGAGATTGACCTTAATGATGAATATGTACAACGTGCGCTTAACGTAACAGATGAGAAGGGCAACGTCCAGCCTATTAATCTATACGACACTAAGAAGTTAGCTCGACGTAGCGCAAAGTGGGACACCACTCAAAACGCAAAAGAAGAAAAGACAAGAATCGCAAACCGCATTCTTCAAGACTTTGGATTCCTGGGGTAACAAATGGCTGCATATGATGATTGGATGAGCTCAGTTCCTCTAAAGCAGGCTGTATCTCAGTACACTGTTGATGAGCAAACTAAGGCTGCTGCCATGCGTGAAGCTGCTGCTACCACAACACCAGCAACACAAGCTAAGCCAGCAGTAACATATAGAGTTAAGCCTGGTGATACTGTCAGCGAAATCGCTGCAGCCAATGGCATGACCACTAAAGAATTGCTTAAGATTAATCCACAGTTAACGAGCAATCCTAAGTACAATGGTGGAAGTACAATCTTTTCTAATACAAAGATTATTCTTGAGCCAGCTGTTAAAGCATCAACTGCTTCAAGAACAGATTCTGCAGCAACTGGTCCTACAACACCAACCACAACGACTCCAACTACAACGACTCCTACTACAACAGAGCCGACAACAACGGAGCCAACAACTACAACTCCTACAACTACAACACCGACCACAACCGAGCCAACAACTACTGAGCCAACTGTAACAAATATTGATAACGCTGCATTAAACTCAATACTTGACCAGATTGCAAAACTTGCTCAGCAGAATGCTGACCTCATGGCTGCACAAGCAGCAGAAGCTGCTAAGCCAAAGGTTGTCGGTGTACGTACTGTACGTAAAACAGGTGGCGTAGTCGAGACAGTTCAGGTTATGTCTGATGGCACAGACGGCAAGGTTATCGATACCTACAAAGACTTTGGTGCTAAAGACTCAGTCATGAAGATGTTTGAGAATACTGGTCTTGGTGCTACCTTTATCAAGTCGCTTACTGATGCAATCGATAAAGTTTATGATGAAAACATCATGCCAACCGATGAGCAGATTCTTAATAGTATCTACTCAAGCGATGCATATAAGACTCGGTTTGCTGCTAACGAAACAATCAAAAAGCGTATGGCAGAGGGCAAAGGAATGCCTGGCGACCGCCTTCTTTCACCAAGAGAATATATTGCAGCAGAAGCTGGATACAGAGAAATATTGCAGAATGCCAACCTTCCTGTTGGATTCTACGATACACAAGATGATTTTACCAAGCTTATCGAAAATTCAATAAGCTCTGCAGAATTAACTGAACGCGTTAACATTGCACAGAATGCGCTTAATAACGCAGACTCCAACATAGTAAAGGCTCTTAAAGATTACTATGGCATGAGCACTGGTGACCTTACTGCTTATCTTCTTGATAAAGATAAGGCGTTCAATCTTATCAACTCACGTTATCAGGTCAGCACTGAAGCAGCCAAGAAGATGTACGGCGCTGCAGAGATTGGTGGAGCTGCTGGTCGTGCAGGCATGGGTGCAACAAAGGAATTTGCTGAAGAGATTTACACAGCAGGTAAAGGCTCTATGGCAGAGCAGACATTCCAAACAGCAGCACGTCAGCAAGCAGACTACGCAAGATTGCTTGGTCTATCTGGTCAGGCTGCTGGTCAAGAAGACTTGGCTCGTGAATCACTTGGTCTTGCAGGTGGTGCGGAAGTTGGCATTAAGACAAGAAAGCTCGCTTCTAAAGAGCGAGCAAAGTTTGCTACCCGCAGTGCAATTGATAAGACATCACTCGGTCGCGCTACCGCAGCCGACGTTTAATTAGGTTCCGCTTCAGACCGTCCAGCCCTGAAGTGTGTATCAGTCTGGAAGTCATCACGTCTACGAATTACTACCCCTGGTAAGGAGTACGTGTGGTGCAAACCCGATGAGGGTCAACCAACTAAAAGGGAGAAAAAACAATGGCAGATAACTACGAATACGATATCGAAGACGACGAAGACGACTTCAATGACACTGGTCTAGTGAAGAAACTTCGTAAGCAAATTGACGGACTTCAGAAACAATTGAAGGAAAGAGATTCGCTTATTGAGGAATTCACGACATATAGTCATGAAGCATCAGTCGGAGAAATCCTAGAGTCATTCGGACTAAATGCAAAAATCGCTCAGTTCATTCCATCAGAAGTCGAAGCCGACCCTGATGCAGTAGCTGAATGGCTAAATGAATACGGTGATGCCTTTGGTATTGAAGCCGTTGAAGAGGGAGGGGAAGCCTCCCCAGATGCTCAAGCATATGAGCAAATGTCAGACTTTGAAGATGGAGAGTTTGACCCATATGTCGGTCAGGATTTGCAATCTCGTATTGCAAACGCTGGTTCGCCAGATGAGTTAAAGGCTTTACTCAAGGGCTGATAGTCCACAATCAACCCTAATAGAAGGAAATCATGCCTACTACACCAGCAACATCAACTACGACATCAACGATGTCGAACTTGATTCAGACCTCGTATGACAAGTTCATCGAGTTCAACCTTCGCTCTGAGCCAATGTTCCGCAAGTTCGCGGACAAGCGCCCAGTCGATGTTACAAACCCAGGTAACACTGTGGTATTCCAGGTCTACAAGGACCTATCACGTGCTACAACAGCACTAACTCAGACACAAGACCCAGATGCAGTAACACTCAACAACACTGACAAGGTCAATGTTGTTGTTGATGAATACGGCAACGCAGTTATCACAACAGAGCGTTTGGCTCTTGAGTCACTTTCAGCTGTAGACCCAGCAGTTGCAGACATGCTCGCATTCAACATGCGCGATTCATTGGATGCACTTGTATGGGCAAAGCTAACAGGACTAGCAACAGGTCGCTTCACAGGTACAACCTCTGCAGATGAGACAACTCTCAACGGCGAGAACGTATCTTCAAGCACAACAGCACCATACATTTCTTCAGCACTTGCACGTAAGGCAGTTGCTAAGCTTCGTGGTGCATCTGTTCAGCCACGTGATGGTGGCTTCTATACAGCGCTTATCCACCCAGATGTATCTTTCGACCTTCGTTCAGAAGCAGCATCTGCAGGTAACGTTTCATGGCAGCTCCCACACACATACACAGAGGCTGGCGTAGCTAACCTCTGGAATGGTGAAATCGGTATTTTCGACCAGGTTCGTTATATCGAAACACCACGTGCTGAGGCAATCTCAGGTTCAGGAACATCTAAGGTTTACGCAACTGTAATCCTTGGAAAGCAGGCTCTTGTTGAGGCTGTTTCATACGAGCCAAAGACTGTTATCGGTCCAGTTACAGATAAGTTGATGCGCTTCCGCCCAGCGGGTTGGAAGGGTCTACTCGGATGGAACGTCTACCGCAAGGAAGCACGTTACGTCATCCAGACCAAGTCAAGCATCGCAACAGCGTAACTTTGACGGAAGGGGGAGGGCAACCTCCCCCTTCTACTTAAGGAAGACATGCCAAAGAAAAAACCAGAACCAAAAGTAGATTTCTTGACACCTCTCAAACTTCACGCTGTGCAGGCACACGAGTTGTACACAGAGTATAAAGAAGCAGGATTTACAGAAGGCGAAGCGTGGGAATTATTAATGCGCCAACTTCCTGATTTGGAATTAGAAGCAATTGGATTTGTAGAAGAGGATGAATAAAATGAAAAAGAAAATGACAGATGCCGAGAAGGCTAAGTTAAAGAAGATGCTTATGCGTGGCGGAAACCTCGATATGCCAAAGGCACGACCAGTTAAGCCAGCCACACCAGCTAAGCCATCTAATGAAATTACTGGAATGACTCGTCAGTTCCGCCAGATGAATGAGATGCCAAAGCGCCCAGCAAAGAAGCTTCTACCTAAGAAGATGGGTCGCTAATATGCCAACAAAGATGTGTAAGAAGTGTGGCAAAGCCAAGTCAAAGTGTAAGTGCTAATGCCAAAGAAGAAGCAAGTATGGGATAAACCAAACCCAAAGAAAGTTTCTAAGCCTTTAACATCTGCCCAGAAGGCAGCAGCTAAGGCTGCAGCCAAGGCAGCTGGACGACCATATCCAAACCTAGTTGACAACATGAGAGCAGCAAAGAAGAAGTAAATGGACCCAAGACTAAAACGAGCAGGCGTATCTGGTTTTAACAAAGCTAAGCGAACACCTGGTCATCCGACCAAGTCACATGTTGTTGTAGCCAAATCTGGCTCACAAGTAAAGACTATTCGTTTTGGTCAGCAAGGTGTCTCTGGTTCACCAGAAAAGTCTGGTGAAACAAAGTCATACCGTCAACGTCGCCAGAGTTTCAAGGCACGTCACGCAAAGAATATTAGCAAGGGTGTCATGTCGGCAGCCTACTGGGCAGACAAGGTGAAGTGGTAATGGCAAAGATTTTCCGTGGACCAACTATGAAGATAAAGCTTGGGTTGGCTAACGACCTATGGTTTGTTTCATACCCATGGGGAAAGACTGTTGTTAAAGACAACGGAACTTGGAAGACAATTGTATCTCCTCAAGATTCAAGCCTTGCCGACTATGACAAGGTTCTTCGCGGTGGATACGACAATCCAATTACAGATGCTGAAGCAGCAGAGTTAACTGCTGCAGGTTATGGAGATTACATTGTCGAAGTGTAGAAGTGGCTGCAAAACACAAGACCACGCAAACTGGGGTGAGTGTGCTCGTGCAGCAAATCTAAGTATTGGCAACGAGCAGGTTAGCGGAGTTCTTAAGAATAACGAAAAAGAATTAACGGCTTATCGTGATGCTCGCAAACTTGGGATACAACCAGCATCAACAAGAATGAAAGATATCCAGAAAGCCGTAAGGGTTTCTGAAGCTACTGGAAGGGCAGCGAAAGCGTAATGGCAACATTAAACCAGTTGGTCGAACAGACCATTGCAGAAATTGGTTCTTATGTAAAGAACCAGGAATCTGTCACAGTCATTACAACCTCCATGGACAGCGATGACTTAACCGTATCAATCGATGATGCATCATCTCTTAGCAAGGGTATTGTTGAGATTGATGAAGAACTTATATATGTAAAGAAGTCAATCAAGGATAGCGGTAGCATCCAGATTCTTGGTGTTGCTGGTAATCCAGTAGGTCGTGGCTGGCGTGGAACAACAGCAACAAGCCACGTTGCTGGTTCGGTTGTACGCAACAACCCGCTGTTCCCAAAGACTCAGGTCAAGCGAGCAATCTTAGAAACAATTAAGGGAATGTCATTCCCTGTTATCGCTAATGAAACATTCCAGTTCAATGGGTCTGACTACTCATACATCATGCCAGATGCATTGGAAGACATCACTGGTATTTCATGGGATGTACCAGACTCAACGGGAGTATGGCAGATAATTAAAAACTGGCGACTAGATACAAACTACTACGATGCCACAACAGGAACTACCAAGCAAGCGTTGGTTCTAAAAGAAACCCCTATGCCTGGTCGTGATGTACGAGTTCAGTACACAAAGTTCCCAACAGTTATTACTGACAATCAAGAATTAACCGTAAGCGGTCTGCCATCTTCTTGCGAAGATGTAGTCCGACTCGGTGCTATGTATCGTCTACTGTCAACAGTAGATGCAGGAAAAGTTACCGCAGTATCTGTATCAGCAGATGCTCTCGACCAACCAGTCGCACCTGGCACATCTACCAATGCTGCTAAGTATATTTTCCAGCTTTACACTGTTCGCTTGGCGGAGGAAATCGCAAAGCAGCAGGCAAACTTCCTAAACACAATCCAGTATACGAGGTAACGAATGCCAACACCGTCACGTTATTACAGTTCTACAGCTGCTAAGACAACGCTTTCAAGTTCTGTAGATTCATCAAGCGCAAGCATCTTGCTTGCTGCTCCATCTGGTCTTCCATCCCAGTATCCGTTTACCCTGATTCTTGAAAAGGATTCGGCTAACGAAGAAATCGTAACGGTCACTGGTCTAGTTGGTTCTTCTTATAGTGTGACTCGCGGTGTTGACGGAAGCACAGCCAAGGCACACTCAGTCGGAGCAACAGTAGAACACGGCGTATCTGCTCGTGACTATGCCGAGTCTCGTACGCACGAAGTATCAACCAACGCTCACGGTGTAACTGGAGATGTTGTTGGTACTGGCGGAGCGCAGACACTTACTGGCAAGACACTCACCACAGCAACCCTTGGTTCAATCCTTGATGCTGGTGGATACAAGATTACAAACTTAGCAACACCTACATCATCTAGCGATGCTGTACGTAAGGACTTTGCCGATGCTCAGGTAACTGCAGCAGCAAGTTCTGCTACAGCAGCTGCTACCAGTGCAGCATCCGCTGCAACATCCGCAACAGCAGCAGCCACTTCGGCTGCTAGTGCTGCTACTAGCGCCACTGCAGCAGCCACAAGTGCAGCCTCGGCAGCCACATCTGCCACCGCTGCAGCTACTAGCGCTGCCAGTGCAGCAACATCAGCCAGCACCATGTTGGCATCTGTTACTGCTGCTGCTACTTCCGCTGCTTCGGCTTTAGCATCACAGACAGCAGCAGCAACTAGCGCAACCTCAGCTGCAACAAGTGCTACATCCGCAGCTAATAGCGCCACCGCTGCTGCAACAAGTGCAACTTCTGCTGCTGCATCGGCAACAGCTGCAGCAAACTCTGTAGCATCAATTGCATCGTTTGCAACCGCAGCAGCAACATCTGCAACCAGCGCAGCCAACTCAGCAACTGCTGCTGCTACTTCTGCAGCCAGTGCTGCAGCAAGCGCAACCGCTGCATCTACATCAGCCTCATCTGCTGCAGCAAGCTTTGTATCGGTAACTGGTCTTACTGGTTCTGGTATCTTGCGTGACCTTGGAACAATTACCGAGTCTGATACAACTACAACAACTTATCTTAACGTTGCGACGTTAACCGCATCTGCTCAAGCATCTGCTACTGCTGCTGCAACATCAGCAGCATCTGCTGCTACTAGCGCATCAAGCGCGGAAGCATCTGATATTTCTGCACAGAACTGGGCTACACAATTAAGCACACCTGTTGCTGGTGGAGAATATTCAGCAAAGTACCATGCACAGGCTGCAGCGACTAGCGCCACAAGCGCTGCCACATCTGCATCAAGTGCAGCAACAAGCGCTACCTCAGCAGCAAACTCTGCTAACCAAGCAGCGGTTGTTGTTGCTTCAGCAATTCAAGGAACTCTTATTAACGCTAAGGGTGACTTGCTTGTTGGTGTTGCAGATGACACAGTCAACAGACTTCCTATTGGAACAGATGGATATCTTCTTACTGCAACGTCATCAACTACATCTGGTATCTCATGGGCTCCAGCCCCAGTCAGTCTTCCAAGCCAGACTGGTAACGGAGGAAAGTATTTAACAACCAATGGGTCGACAGCATCATGGGCAACCATTACAACAGACCCACTACCACAAATCTTCTTAATGATGGGAGCATAAGATGCCAGCATTTGCATTACAACTACGTCGAGGAACCACAGCAGAGCATTCGACATTTACAGGTTTGGTTGGAGAGATTACGGTCGATACAACCAAGGACACCATCGTTGTACACGATGGTTCTACCGTTGGTGGAATCCCACTAGCGAAAGCATCAGAAGCAGGTTCTGGTGGCTTAGACCCTTTCTTACTTATGGGAGCATAAATAATGGCATATAAAGTCTTGGCTCAGGTGAACCCTTCAGCCACAACAGCAACAACTCTTTACACAGTACCAGCTTCGTCTGCTGCTGTAATCTCAACAATCACTGTTTGCAACCAAGCAGCAACTGCTGCCACGTATCGCATTGCAGTACGTCCAGCGGGGGCAACCCTTGCTGCGGTTCACTACATTGCATACGACATTGCAATTGCAGCTAATGACACAACAGCGCTAACGCTTGGTATTACAGTTGCAGCAACAGATGTAATTACTGTTTACTCATCATCAGCAACACTTTCATTCCACGCATACGGTTCAGACTTAGCACAATAATCAGGAGATACAATGGCAATCAGTAGATTTAAGACATCAACGGTAGCTCAAGGGTTGCCAAAGTATCAAGACGTTTGGGATGGAACTACAGACCTATCAGTACAGTCTGGGCTTGTACTAAGTTTAGATGTTGGCAAAACAGCATCTTATAGTGGCTCAGGTTCAACTTGGACTGACTTAGTATCTGGAACACCTTTTACTCTATACAACTCTCCGACATTTACATCTAATGGCGCAAGTAGTTATTTAAGATTTAACGGTAGTAACCAATATGCCGAAGGAAGTGTAGCTGGATTAATCTCAGGTTTATCAGATGCTACATGTAGCGTCTGGTACAGACCGCTGTCTGTTGATAATGATGCAATGATTTTTGACCATCATACTATCACCTCTGGCGATGTTAGAGATAACTTTAGTATTAGACAAGTATGGGGTGGCTCAACTCCACAAACTGCTGGCTATACAGTTAACTCTTCTGGAACTTTTACCTCTGTTAATTTTGAAGCTACAAATAGTTTTCTAAACACATGGAGAAACTATACATTAGTCAGGCGAGGTGGTTCTTTTATTTCATTTGTTAATGGAACACAAGCCAACTCAACATCTATTACTGGAACCATTCGTACATCAAACTTCTTAAGAATTGCTCAAGATGCAATTAATTCAAATCATCTAAACGCTGACTTTGCAGTTGTGCAGACCTGGAACAGAGGTCTTTCCAATGCAGAGGTTACACAGCAATTTAATTTCTATAAGGGAAGGTATGGCTACTAATGGGAATCCGTAGTTTAAGAACGGCTAGTATAGCTAATGGCGTTAAGCGGTCTAAGTTTTGGGACCAATCTGCTGAAATATTATATACTGGTTTTTATTCTATTGCAACAGGTCTTGTTGATTCAAGTGGAGCAAGTAGTATTACTTTTAGTTCTATCCCGCAAACATTTTCACATTTGCAACTTAGGTGTTATAGCCGAAGCGCTGGTACTGGTTCTTTAATGGTTACTTTTAATGGAAGTTCAAGCGGTTATATAAATACTTGGACGGAAGGTAATGGAGATAATACAAGCGTAACAAGCGGTAGAGAAACTGGAAATGCTGGCATTCTTCTTTACGCAAGTCTTACTCAAAGCACTGCAGCAAATTCTTTTGCACACGCCGTAATTGATATTCCTAATTATGCAAATGGAAATATTACAAAAACTTTACGTGCATTAAATGGATTTGATTTGAATAGCGCAAACCCTAAAGGCTATATAGATTTAGATGGCGGATTTTGGAATAACACAAATCCCATAACTTCAATTACAATTTCAGGTGGGTCGAATCTGGCTCAGCATACCAAAATTGCATTATACGGAATAAGGTAGGTCATCATGGGAGTTACATATACAAACGCACGTGCAGCAACTTATGAACCTATTCAATCTTTTGTGTTGGCTAATTCATCAACCGCTACATTTAACTTTACATCTATTCCCTCTACATATACTGATTTAATATTAGTAATGGCTGGTGCTGCTACCGTTAATGGTAATGCTATATTTATTAACATTAATGCTGACACCAATGGTAACAATTATGGTCTTACAGAAATGGCTGGAAACGGAAGCACAGCTAATTCTCAAAGACGTACTCAAAATACTGGGTGGGTATTTTGGCAAGGGATGAGTAGTTCGTTTGATAATCTTGTAAAGATAGAAATAAATAATTACTCTAATACCAATGGGTATAAAGTTGCTATGCTAAGAAACAATAATGCACAAGTTTATACAGAGGAATTAGTTGGTAGTTGGGCTAATACTTCAGCTATTAACAGAATAGAAATCTTTACAACATCGGGCGCATTTTCCGCAGGAACTATGGCAACTTTATATGGAATTAAGGCGGCATAAATAATGGCTAATACATTTGAGTTAATTCAATCTCATACTCTTGCTGGAACACAAACTACAGTAACCTTTAGCAGCATTCCACAAACATATAGAGATTTATATTTAGTTATCTGCGGACGACATAATACTAATTATGATTATGGAAATGTTGTTGTGTTAGCAACACTAAACGGAGGCAATGCTGGTTTTGCCCAAAAACGACTTTATGGTGGAACGGGTACAGGTTCCGATGGATACACCCTGGGAAATGGAACAACCTGGGGATTGCAGCTTGCAGGCAATAATACAACTGCTAATAGTTTTGGTAATGCTATGGTGTATATTGCTAATTACTCACAAAGCAGTTACGCTAAAGCAATTTTTATCGACTCTGTTGGATTAAGTGCAGCATCAGGTTGGGAAAATGATTTGTGTGCTAATCACTGGTCAAGCACTAATGCAATTACAAGTATTGGATTAAGCCCTAGTGGTGGAAGTTTTGTGGCTAATTCAACTTTCTATTTATACGGAATCAAAAACACATAAAGGAGAAATAAATGGCAGACGTAACAGAAATCAATTGTGAAACAGGCGAAGTTATCGAGCGCGATTATACGCCAGAAGAATTGGCTAATCGTGAAAAGGTAACTAAAGAGTGGGCTGATGAATTGGCATTACGCGAGCAAGAAAAAACTCGTATTGCTGAGGCTAAAGCATCAGCTGAAGCAAAGCTTGCAGCACTAGGACTTACACCAGAGGAGATTGCAGCACTATGATTAAACTAAACAAGAAGCAAACAGCAGCGATTAAGTCATACCTACGTGCAGTGCTTGCATCTGCAATCGTGATGGGCATTGCCCTATTGACTGACCTTGCTCCACAGTACGCCGTACTTATCGGTGCAGTTGCTGCACCTCTTGCCAAGTGGGCAGATAAGCATGAGGCAGAGTTCGGAATCGGGTCTAAAGAATAATGAGCACCAACGAATGGGCTGGTATCGCTGTCGCGGTAACCACAATAGTCGCCAGCTTTGCTGGTTCTGTTCGTTGGTTGGTCAAGCACTACCTTGCTGAACTCAAGCCGAATTCTGGCTCAAGCATGCGTGATTCATTAGACCGTTTAGAACGAAGAGTAGATGAACTATTTACAATTATAGCGGGGAAGCAATGAGCTTATTAGATATAGCCAAAGCAGAGATTGGTACTAACGAAGTACCAGTTAACAAGACTAAGTATGGCAAGTGGTATGGATTGAATGGTCAGCCATGGTGCGCCATGTTTGTTTCATGGTGCTTTAACCAGGCTGGGCTATCTAAGTCTATTGCTGCACAGACACCAAAGGGATTTGCATCTTGCGATGCAGGACTCAAGTGGTTTGCTAAGAAAAATAAACTTGTACCAGTTGGTCAAGCTAAGCCTGGAGATATTGTTTTCTTTCAGTTCGATGAAGATGCACAGGCAGACCACGTAGGGATTGTTACCTACAACAATAAGTTAACAAAGAACCTCAACTGCATTGAGGGAAATACATCTAGCGGTAACGCTGGCAGCCAATCCAATGGTGATGGCGTATATAAAAGAAAGCGTTCATACTCGCTGGTAATGGCAGTAGCTCGTCCATAGTATAAGGAGTAAGCGTGGCAACAAATAACAAAGCACTTGTTGGTGACCTTCCGATTATCCTTAGCCAGTCGATTCCGACTGCGCTTGTAAAGTATAAGCGAGAAGACTTTGCAGCAAGCTATGCTATTGGCAATACTCCATGGCTATCTGCAGCCAATGACCAGAACCGTATTAGTCGTATCACGACTACATACCAGAAAGAACGTATTGACCAGGGCTCATCTGCTGGTGAAAACTCTTTGTCTAACTGGTGGCTTCGGTCTGCTACATCATGGCACAACGGTGCAGGTGAACGTTACTACGATGCCAACGATTCAGACCTCTACCGATTCTATGAATCAAACAACATAGATGTATGGAGCACTGGAGAACTTACACTTCTCAAGGCAACAACAAATCTTTCTACCGCAGCTGTATCCAACCCAGTAACTGTAAGTGGTGGAACATTCTATATTGAAAGTTCAACATTAAAGTTCTACAACCAAACAACTAACACATCAACAAGCATTGCTTTAACTGGTGGTGCTACACCACACAAGTTAACAACAGATGGTATCTATGCCATCGTTGGTGCAAGCGATGGTATCTATGATGTAACTACCGCTGGAGCTGTACGTAAACTTTGGGACTTACCTACATACGCAGCACCATCATGGACGGTGCAGTCTATTGCATATGTCAAGGAACGTATTATCGTTGGAGCATTAGAAGGTACTACTGAAGTTGGTATCTATGAAGCCAGCCGTGTGTATCAAACCCCAACACCTAAGCTTGACTCAAGTCATGAGCGATGGGATACAGCAAACACATCTACAGTAGTTAACTCAATTACTGAATTCAATTCAGCAATTGTTGTCGGCTATACACAGGGAGTTATATCTCGCGTGTTGTCATTTGCTATTGATGAGGCATCACCACTTGCTGCAATCAAAGACCCAATCGTTATTGCAGAACTACCACGTGGTGAAACACTCAACCAGATTAGGTCTTACCTAAGCGAGTTCGTGGTGCTTGCCACATCTGCTGGTTTACGTATCGGCACACAATCTACCGACGGTCTTAGCTTTACATATGGACCACTTATTATTACAAGCCCTATCGCTGACGTTGCATTCAATGATGCATATATCTATGCGGTTAAAAACGTAGACAGTACATCTGGACTATGGCGCATTGACCTTGGCACACCAGTCGGAAATGGATATGCGTATGCTGCTGACATAACAATCAGCGGTGGTTCAGCAACTGGTGTTGCCTTTATTGGTAACAGTGGTCGCAAGTTTATTACAGCAACAAGCGGTGCTTGGCTAGAATCAGCAACAGTGCTAGCAGAAACTGGATACCTAAAGTCTGGCTGGATTCGCTGGGGTACTGCAGAAAAGAAGCAGCCAGTATCTATTGCTATTCGTGCTACAGGAGCAGGCGGAACAGTTAACTTTACGGTTGAAGACCAAGAAGGTCGCTCATCTGGTATTGGTTCTGTCCCATTGACAGGGTCTAATGACGTGCAGTTATCTGCTGCACTGCAACCAGCAGACCACTTTGAAATTACCGTAACACTTAACCGCAGTACCAGTAACACATCTGTCGGACCAATCCTAGAAGAGTGGCAGTGTCGTGCATTGCCAGCACCTCTACGTTCAAGAACTATTACAGTTCCACTGTTGTGCTATGAAGAAGAGCGTGACTCTAATGGAGTCACTCGTGTCTCATCACCAGCAGAGAGAGTCAAGTACCTAGAACGTATTGAGCAGAACGGTGGAGCAGTCTTGTTCCAAGACTTCTCATGGGAAGAAGAACGTGTATGCACCATTCGTGCTATTCAGTTTGAGCAGAACTCGCCACCACCATTTGCCAGTGGCTTTGGTGGAATTGTTACCGTTCAATTGCAAACAATTGATACGGAGCAGGCGATTCAGTAATGGAAGAGAACAAGTTAATATCACTAGTATCACCAGGTGAAAGAAGTGAGTTAGTCAATAAGGTTAGGCTAGCTCTTAATGTTGCTGGCGATGACGTGTTGGATGCTCCTCTAGCCGAAGTGCTTAAGGGTTTGCAGCACCAACTTTCCATCCCAGCAGTCGGGTGCATCAATATAGCCACGCTGGATGCGCTCGCAGTTGCTCCACCAGAATGGTAGGGCGAGAAGAGAGGGGGAATCAGAAATGGTTCCCCCTCTTTTTTTATTTTAATCTGCAGATTTATCGCCATCTACTATGCGATGCGCCCAGTTAAGACCAGCGTTCCACCCTTCCCAATACTGCTTGTCTGGGAGACAAGCGGGTGAATCAGGATTCATCATGGCGTAGTCAATCTTGCTATGGAATCTTTTTAGTATGTGGTTATGCAGTTCATTGAACCTCTTAATAAATTCTTCATCACTCATAGTGACCACGGCTTGCCATCAGGCAAGCCTTTCCCGCCCTCCACCCCTCAACCCTATCAGATTATTGGTAATAATGTTTGGCGTGTCGTTGCTCGGTTTATCCTGACCGTTTGGTACAATTGTCCGCATGAATCAACTTCCTCCTCATCGGTCTTACAGTCAGCTTACCACATGGCAGTCTTGCCCACAGAAATACTTTCTGAGCAAGGTGGCTATGGTTCCTGAGAAGCCAGCAGTCTATCTGGCTGCAGGGTCTGCAGTCCACAGCATGATTGAGTGGTTGAATCATGAGTTCTACAAGCAACAGCAGGCGAATGATTGACCAACGTGGTATACCCAGTAATGAGTGTATCAATTGCGGTAGCAATGTCCAAGTAGTACGTGCTATATTTCAGGACTACGAACTTGTTATGTGGTTTACCGATAGCTTCTGCGGTACTTGTGGTTCTCCTATGACAACCCCAACACCAGTGGACCACCCAGAGTATGTGAAGCCACACTATCCAGAGGAAGAAGACGATGAGTTTAACTGAGAAGTGGCTAGAAGTATTTAATGATGAAGTAAAATCCATAGAGGAACAATCAGGTATTCCATCGACGGAGTGGAAGACGGCTGGTCGCAAGACCGCTGCTCGACCAGATGGAGAAGACTTATCGTTCTGGCAAAGCGATGGGCTCAAGCAGGTTGAGTCGTACCAGAAATGGTACGAGCAGTCTGGTTGGAAAATTGCCACAATGCCTGACGGTCGTCCTGGAATCGAGTGGTCGGCAGATGTACATTTCGGAGGTACACCTGTTCGATTTATTGTAGATGCCATCTATCAAGTAGGGGAAGACTTGGTAATCGTGGACTACAAGACTGGTTCCAGGACACCGTTCGGTGTAATCCAGAATGGCTTATATGCCAGCGGTATTGAAAAGATTTTTGGAATCCGCCCTAAGTGGGGCGCATTCTTTATGACTCGCAAAGGCGAGCTTGATGATTTGGTCGACCTATCCCACCTCAGTATAGATTACTACGAGCATGCATTTGCTTCTATGAATCATGGTGTACTCAACGGTTGGTTCCCAACATTTGTTGGAGAAAACTGTAGGATGTGTAGCTACATGGACAAGTGTCCAGCATGGGGCTCAAAAGATTTCCCATTACAAATACCAACAACAGGGAAAGAAAAGGAGAGAAAGTAGATGACTGAATCTATGTTCTCGTATACAGGTAAGTTGAATTCAACTGACCTATTCACCGTCCGAGGTAATAGTGTTAGTGAATTCAAAGCTAACCTAACCGCAGCAGTCGAAGCAATCGCTGAGGCTGTGCAACTACAAGCATCACTGACTGGTCGCGCATCTGCACCATCAGGTAATGCATACACACCTAACGCTGAGCAAGCAATCCAGATGTTGCAGGATGCGGGTCTTAACCCACAGCCTGTAGTCGCTGGCACAACCCCACAATCAATTGAGGTTGTCAAAGATAAGTACGGTAACGAATGGACATATGGACATCCAGATGCTCCAGACCTACCAGACGGACGTGGCAAGTACGCCAAGAAGAAGGGCGTATCAAAAGCAGGCAAGGCTTATGTTGGTTGGTTTGACCCAGCCAAGGGACCGAAGCCGTTCAAGCCAGGTGTTACTGAAGCCGAAACTATTTGGGCTAAGTAATCATGCGTAGCCTATTGCAAGTAGTGGGTGTCGAATCACCAGCTGGTATTCAGTTACCAGAAATCCTACCTCAACTCACCGCCAGTCAAGTTACTTTCCGTCAAGCGCAATTGCATTTGATTGCAGGTCAACCAGGCGGAGGAAAGACACTACTTGCATTATGGTACGCGATTACATCTAAGGTTCCATCGCTCTACATATCAGCAGACTCTGACTCCAGAACAATTGCAACTCGTGCAGGTGCAATCATTATGGATAAGGAAGTCGCTAACGTAGAGAAGTTGATGGATACAGATGCGAGTGTTCTCCTTGAGGATGCTCTTGCTGACGGCGCGAGTCATGTGCGATTCGCCTTCGACCCAGCACCTTCTCTTCAAGATATTGAAGAGGAGATAGAAGCGTGGATTGAATTGCATGGCTCCGCCCCAGCAGCAGTATATGTAGATAACTTAATGAACGTCGCTGCAGCCAGCGACAATGAGTGGACTGCATTGCGTGATGCAATGTCAGCATTCCACTACATGGCACGTGAGTATGAGTCAGCATTTATTGTGTTGCACCACGTGTCCGAGAACGAACGTATGTCTAAGCCAAACTATCCAGCGCCACGCAAAGCGTTGATGGGTAAGGTTGCTGCTCTACCTGAATTGGTATTGAGCGTAGCGTTAGACAGTGGGGCAAACGCTTATCGCGTTGCCGTTGTAAAGAACCGCCATGGTAAGGCTGACCCTAATGCAGAGGAGTATGTAACACTGGCAGCAGAAGCTAGCAAGATGGCTCTCTATAATTCCTCAGCGGAACTGTTCCGTCAAAGGACATTAAGTCAGTGGCAGTAGGTAACTCAGACTTCGATTTAGATTTTAGTTACGGTCATGAAGGTGAGCAGTTAGTAGAGCAGTTACTTACTAATGGCAAGACAGTAGAAGTTAAACGCGACCGTAAGTGGCATTCAACTGGCAACGTGTATGTAGAAGTTGAATGTTGGTATAGACGTAGCGAATCATGGGAACCATCGGGTGTGATGGTAAGCAAGGCAGACTACTGGGCGTTCGTATTAGAACATGCGGTACTTATGATTCCAACTGGGCATGTGTTACATGCCATTCGTACATACGGCAGAGAGATTACTTGTGAGATTCCGCCCAATAGAAGTAAGGGCTACTTAATTACTGTAGATGATTTAATGAAAGCGACAAAGGAACTAATGCATGTATAAGATATACGGTGCGTACATAAAGTATAAGGTGATGAGAAAGCTTGGCGTTTCAAGGAGAAAGTCCTTGCGACATATTGTAATTACCGACCGAGTTACGCTAGATTATTGGAAGAAAGTGTACAGTCAAATTACTAAACCATAAGGAGTAGCTTATGAATATGCCAGACTTATCCAAAGGTCTTTGTCGGGAAGTTGGTACAGAATTTTTTTACCCAGATTCTGAGAACGATAGCGACACATCTATATATGCTTTTGGCAAGAAGATTTGTTCTGGCTGTGAAGTAAAGCAAGCTTGCCTTGATTGGGCTGTAAGACATGAAGGTTATGGTTTATGGGGTGGCACTACCCCACGTGATAGAATGGCTATCCGTCGGACTCTCAACATAAAGCTAGAGTCTATTATCCCAGGAGAGTATGCATGACAAGTAAAACATTTAAGTTCAAATTTACAATTGCGTATGGAAAGATATCTGGTTTTGGTTTGGGAATTAATATCAGTAAGTGGTGGACAACTATTGACCTTGGCTTCTGGTATATCGGAATCGAATACTAATGACAACACCAGCGAAACGTAAGGGTTCCCAGTGGGAACGCGATACGGTTAAGTGGCTTATCGCCAATGGATTCCCATGTGCTGAACGTGCGTATGGTGCGGGCAGACACGATGATGTCGGTGACATCGACGGTATCAATGGCGTTGTCATTGAATGCAAGAACGAGAAAGCAATTAGAATTCCTCAGTACCTTCGGGAACTTGAGGATGAAATAACACATGCCGATGCAGAGACAGGTGTAGTGTTAGTTAAGAAGCGTGGCACTTCTAATGTTTCAGAGGCGTATGCCATTATGACAGCCGACCTCTGGATAAATCTGCTTAAACAGGCAGGTTACAATGGACATCAGTGAGACAGTGACAGTGACTCACAAAATGAAAAGAGGTAACTATGCGGTTAATGTTAACGATGAGCCTGGCAATGGCGATGGTGCTTGCATCACCAGCCGAAGCCAAGTCACCATTACTTACACAAGAAGTTCTTATGTCCAAGATGGACAAGGAACAGAAGGTGGAGTATGCGATAGCTCAGTTCGTAACCGACAGCAAGGAACGACTATGCGCCAAGCGCATAGCCTACAAGGAGAGCCGATACAACGAGGACTCACTCAACAAAAAGAGTGGGGCTCGTGGAACTTGGCAGTTACTGTGGGCTCAACCAAGTTGGTCGTTACTGAAACAAACACAGGAGGCACACGACTATGTGCTTCACAGATACGACACTTGGTGCGGAGCGTACAGGTTCCATCAGGAAAGGAATTGGTATTAGAAAATGAATCAGTCTGAGTTCCTTGAAGCAGTCTTTAATCATTACGGATTGACCTTGCCACTCGGCGGGGAGAAATCAATCTTGTGTCCTGTACATGATGACTCGCGTAAGTCTGCTTCGGTTAACTCAGACAAGGGACTCTGGGTATGTTATGCGTGTAACGCAAGTGGTTCTGGTATACAGATAATCATGGGTCGTGAAAACTTGACATACCCAGAGGCTCGTTCATGGGCAGAGAAGAACATTGGCAAGGAGTCCAAGCAATCTGCACCATCACGCGGACGTAAGAAGTCAAGCGGACGTTGGACTCCACCTAGATTGAGAGTTGGCTGATGACAACTATCGTTGGTATCCAACAGGATAACGGCTGCATGATAGTGGCTGACTCACGTACAACTGCGGGGAATAGACCATACTCTCACCCAACAGTTACTAAGATTAACAAGCGTGGCAAGTGGCTTATCGCAGGCGCTGGTGACGTGCAACCATGTGATGTAGTGCAGCATGTGTGGAAACCACCAACCATTCCAGCTAACATTAAAGATGAATATCATTTCATGATTACAACTGTGGCTCCAAGCATTAGAGATTGCATCAAGGAGTCTGGCTATGTGCCAGACAAGGATGATGCCGATGCTGGATTTGAATTACTATTGGCTGTTAACGGAACCATCTACCAGATAGATGACTCTTACTCTGTATACCTACGTGACGATGGGCTATATGGGATAGGGTCTGGTTCATCGTGGGCATTGGGCGCACTAGCAGTAGGTGCAACTTGGAAGCAAGCAATGCAGACGGCAGCAAAGAATGACGTGTATACTGCTCCCCCATTCATAGTACATAGGCAGGAAAAGAAATGAGAACAAACCCCAAGCTCATTGAACTTTGGACACGAGCAGCAAAGACTTATCACGAATCATTGGCTGGTTCACCAGCCGAGGCATACCTTGAGAAGCGTGGCATCTTAGATGGCGCTGAAAGATTTCAACTTGGCTACGTAACAGAGCCAGTTGCTGGTCATGAAGACAGACTCAAGCACCACCTATCCATCCCCTATATAACAGAGGCTGGTGTAGTTGGGTTTAAGTTTCGTCGCATTGACGATGGTGACCCCAAGTACATGATACCTACAGGACAGAAGCACCATCTGTATAACGTAGGTGCGATACTACATGCAGTAAGAGAGGTGTTAATAGTTGAAGGAGAAATTGATGCGATATCTGCAACCCTTGCTGGTCATCCTGCTGTCGCTGTTGCTGGCGTTAACGCTTGGAAGCCTTATTTCTCACGTTGTTTTGATGGTATAGGTAGAGTAATCATTGCTACTGACAATGATGTTAAAGAAGATGGGTCTAACCCAGGGCAGGACTTAGCCCGACGATTGCAAGATGCAATCCCTCAAGCAATCCGCGTGTCGCTACCGCCTGATAGCGACATCAATAGTATAATTGTGCGCCAAGGAGCTCAAGCTTTAACCGATTTGATTAAAGCACTAGACGATTAGAAGGGGCTGCCTTGGCTGAAGACACAACCATCCTTGAATTTGAAGAGGATGCTCAAAAAATATACGACGAGTTGCTTGCTATCTTGGTAAAGAAGCAACTTGATTATGGTCCATACAACATCTGGCATGCGCCAGGTGGCGCAACCAATGGGCTGATGGTTCGTATGTCAGACAAGCTAGAACGTTTGAAGAATCTGATATACAAGAATAGAGAGCCGAACAATGAATCTCTTGAAGATTCATTTGTTGACATGGCTAACTATGCAATCATCGCACTAATGGTGCAGCGTGGAGTGTGGGCTAAGTATGCCGAGAAACAGAAATAAAACTTACGAAGAGCAACGCATCTCTCGCATTCGGTCTTACGGTATTAGTGTCGAAGAGTACGACCGCATGTTCGCCGAGCAGAATGGTGGTTGTTACATTTGTGGGGAAGCTCCCACCACGAGAGCGCTTGACATCGACCATTGTCATACGTCTGGCAAGGTACGAGGACTTCTTTGCAGTAACCATAATCGCGCCCTTGGTTTATTAGGTGATGACCCTGACTTGTTACTCAAGTCTATTGAATACTTGGTGAAGAACCATGGTTGAACTAACACGCGACCATGAGATATGGATACAAGTAGATGAGATAACTTCTATCATCGCCTATAACTTATCCAAGAAGTACCATCGGTTTGCTGAACGTGATGATATCAAGCAGGCAATGAATGAGTATGCATGGAAGCGCAAAGATAAAGTCAACGAGTACCTCATGCGTGAAGATGATATCGAACGGAAGATGGGATACAAAGCTTTCACTACGTTCATGCGTAGAGCAGGCGAGCGGTACGCTCGCAAGGAAAAGGCTAAGGCTTTAGGGTTTGAGCTTGGCGATGAATACTTCTATCGTATTGAGATGGTTGAGAACCTGATTAAAGTTCTTGGCTCGGAAGATTCCCACTTGGTTAACCAAGTAATGGACCCAGATATGCATGGTGTTCAGGCTAAGCGACAGGTAAGTGAAGGCAATAACTTGCTAGCTTTGCTAGCAGATGTAGACAAGGCGATGAAAAGATTAGACCCACGTACACAGGGGATACTTAACAGTCGCTTCGCTCAAGACCTACCGCTTACGGAGATAGCAACCGCTTGGGATATATCTCCGCAACGAGTAGAACAGATAGCCACACGTGGCGTGAAAGATATTATCGAACTGCTCGGAGGTGCTACACCTTATGCCTAACTATAACTTTGTCTGTCGCATGTGCGACAGAGAGTATGAACTCTATGTTGGTTATGACCAAGATGAGTTTCCTAAATGCGAAGACTGCAGCATTACATTAAGCAAGGTGTTCACCCCACCTGCAATCCATTTCAAGGGTGGCGGATGGGGAGGAAGTCATGGCGGACAATAAGCGTGAGCTAGTTGAGAAGATGAAAGCTAAGACTAGCGGAAGCAACAATCAAATCATGCTGACTTGGTGTGACAACGGCACAGTCGATGGCAAGTTCATGGAAGGTGTGGTGTATTCGCTATTAACTGCGGGTCTACCGATTACATCAGCGCAACGTGTGCAAGGTAATCAGATAGGTAGGCAGCGGGATACTGCGTTTGATACGTGGCATAAGAAGACAGACTTTGATTGGATACTATGGGTAGATAGTGACATCGTTCTAACGAACGAGTCGCTTAAGAAAGTATGGGATTCAGCTGACCCAGTAAAGCGACCAGTTGTATCTGGTACTTACTTCATTAGTAAGCAGATGGAATCATCCATCATGCAACCATATCCTGCGCTATTCACAGCCCACGACAGCGGAGATAAGTATGTGATGACATACGTACATCCACTACCACACGACCAGCTAATCCCTATTGACTACGCTGGGTTTGGATTCTTACTGATGCATCGCAACGCAGCAAATAAGATACGAGAATTCCATGGTGATAAAGCTTTGTTCATCGAGACAGATGGTGGTGGTAACGATGGCAGAGATAGATTTATTGGTGAGGATATCCAGTTCTTCATGAACATGAAGGAGGCTGGTGTCCCACTGTATGGTCACACTGGGGCAACGGTGAAACATATGAAACGATTTGCTTACGACGAAGAGTTCTACAAACTCTATTGGATTACGATGATGAATAGCGTGAAGGCGCAGGAGAAATAAAAAAAGGCGGGGGTGTGAGCCCCCGCCTTTCTTCTTTTAACTCAGGCTTATCGAAGAGAAGAACTCTCTCTTCGATTGTTCTGCGTTAAGGCAAAGCCGATACATCTCGGCTTCACCCTTCCTCTTACCCAACCGATAGGCAATGAAACCTACAGCTATTGCTGTGATGATTGTAATCATCTCTTTAATTCTCCAATCCGTTCTAGTAATTTCTCTGGTTGTTCAAGGTGAACAACGACTGCTCGTCCACCTTCAGCATCACAGGCTGCTAAGTTCTTCATGAACTTCTCAACCTGCAACTTGGTACTGAACTCACCCCACGCTTGGACTGGAGCCCATCGTGCCAACTGTGCTACGAGTATGTAGTTATCACGTTTCATTCTGGATTCATCCAGAGCTTCGATGATTTCTACGGCTAAGTCCGCAGCACTTTCGGAGTCAGTGTTGTCTGGGTCTAACAAGTTAGCAACTAACTTGATTTCAGTTGGGCGTGGTTTAGCCATCAGTAGTTCTTAATACACTGAACGTAGTTCTGATGTTGAGCCAACGCTTCGAGTGCCTCTCGTGATGTGCGCCTTTCTATCTCTGCATTGCAGTAATCGCAGATGATAGTAACGCTATCGATATGTATCATGCTTCCTCCTTGTTAAACCAAGGAGCACCAGCGACATGCACTCTTGGCTTTGGTTCTGGGTCAGCAGAATGCTGACGTGTAGTTAGTTCGCATACATCACCGTCGACTTCCTTGTAATGCATGTGAGCACCAGCCATGAAGAGGACTTCGTCCTCATCATCGCCGATACCATAGGTGTCGTGATACCCACAGTACCACGACCACCCATCGATAGGACGGATACGTAATGCTTGAGGTCTTACCTCAATCGTATCCTTGTCGGTCATCTTGCCCATCATTCCTCCTCTGGTGCATACATAATAACATCAGTAAGCATAGCTTCTGTGTTGTCATGTCGTGGTTGTTCGACCAACTCTGGTTGGTTGTGCAACCTGCTATGGATGACTAGATAGTCAAGTGCTTTGAGAAGGTACTGCCCAACCTGCGCTGTTAACGCAGGCTGGACATACTCCTTCTGGTTGTCGATAGCATCGACATATTTCTGTAATGGATTATCCACGATTAGATTCCTTTCGTGATTAGTTCAAGAGCCTTGCTCTTGATGCGGTCAGCTGAGCCAGTGATGATTCGTTCGGCTCGTGTTGCTTCTGACTTGTGGCTGTAGTGGTCAGCGTATTCGACGATTGCTTGGAACGCACCGAACGCTGTGCCGTACAGTTCTTCTTGAGTACCAGTAGCACCGTTGTAGATTTGCTTGACTGCATCTCTTGATGCAATCGCTGAGTTGTACTGACGGCGCTGACCTGTGGTCAGCATGTTGTATGGTGCATTCTCCACTGCAGTTGGTAGCGAGAACATCTTCTTGAAGATGGCATCTACCTGAGCATCGGATACCTTCTCATTAATGAGACGGTTACCGACTGTCTCGTACATCTGGATACCAGCATAGGTTACTGGGATAATCTTGCGGATATCTTCGATACGAAATTCCGCATTGGTTGTATGCTTCAACGTAAACGTTGCTGACTTAGAGAAGATGCCAGCAATCTGGTTGGTGCATCGTAAGCGGTTGACACTTGGTGCAATCTGCAAAGCAGTCGAACCATCATGTGAAGTACGAGCCACAAGGTAAGCCTTGTGTTCATCGCCTTGAATCTTCACACCTTCTGGCAGTTCGAGCACCATGTAAACCTGTGCTCCACCTTTTACTTCACCAGCATAGGCATATCTGGCATCGCCAGAATCAACTAGTGCATCCAGTGCAGAGAACATCTCTCCATTCTGGAACACCTTGTATCGACCGCCAACTGTACCTAGTACAGACTGACCGCCATCTTGATTGGTACGGATAGTTGCGAAAGTGTTAGGCACTTCGATAGTGCTGACACCCTTATCGTTCAAGGCTAAAGCTTGAACGTCTGCTAGTGATACGTTCCAGTCAAGCCCTGCTTGACGTGCTGCATCTACTGCAGATGTTGCTGATACTTCTTGACCTACAATGCTGTAAGCATTGCGACGTGATTTGATTGTTAGTTGTGACATGGTACTTCCTTTCAGGTTGGGTTGGTTGTGAGGTATATCTTACAGTCGGCTGTTGAAATCGTCAACTGCATGGGAGAGTTGGTCATGGTAATGACCTTGGTAGCAGACGATGCCTTCGTCTTGAACACGTACGAACCACGTTACATATGGGTCAACGGTACGTTGATAAGGTTCGGCGGTCTGCCTATCCTCTGTCCATAGACAGAGAGCTATGTAGCCAGATGAATCCCATGCTGGCTTGATATCTACGATGACCGCCCCATTCTTGCAGCGGTCACCACGACGTGGTACTAGGGTTAGTGCTGGCATTATCTAGCCTCCTGTATGTAGTCGACACGAGTGTCGTCGATAGACCATGTGTCTACCTCTGTGTTGTCACCATCGATATCCCAGTCTGGGTCTGATGAGATACCAATCTCCTCAGCAATTGAGCGAGCATCATCTTCTGATGCTGCCGTCACCTTGAAGGTTGCATACAAGGTGTATCGCATCTGTACTTCGTACTCCTTGGTGAATACCAATTCGTTGCCGAAGATATCCTTGAGAATCTCAGATAATTCTGAGAAGGTGATGGTGTCATCTGGGTCTGAGTCATTCTCCTGAATCACGTCATTGATTGTTGTGTACAGGTCACGCACCTTGTTGCGGTGGTCGCTGACTAGGTTTGCATAGTTAGAAACCTTGGTTTCTAGGTCGGTTAGTTTCGTATTGAGTTGTTGTACTAGTACATCTGGTGCTACGTAATCGGTGATGGTTGCACCGATTGGTGTTGAGGTTACGTCGGTCATTTGTTTTCCTTTCGGTCGGTTGGTTTGTCTTGCCCCTATATATATGCACAGCTTTGCTGTGCTATCTTTGATACGTGCTAGCCACAACATGACACATCAGTGCCATCGAGTTCTTCAGCACAGCATTCTGAACAGAATGCTTCGTTGTCTTTCATGCTATTACGACAGCCATATTCATCCATCGTATTGGTCTTGCATTTAATGCAAGTAACTTGAGCCAGTTCATCAATCGTCATATCGTAGATATGCTTAGTCATTGCTTACCTCCGTTACTAGTTGGTTGTTCTTGAGGTATTCAAGAACAAGTTCATCTATGATTTCGTAGTCCAATCCATAGAAGTGTTCGCCCATGTTTACGTGCCATCCATCCTTGACCATTCGGTCAAAGGCTTCTTCACGTGTGGATGTTAGGACTATGTCCCATTCATCTGGTTGCTTGTAGTACGTTTCAAGAGTTTGCCATATGGCAAGGTCCATCATTGCTGGTCGGTTCATTGCTTCTCTGTATTGGTTGAGCAAGAAATTAACTTGCTCAATACGGAATGATGCATTCATTTGTTACCTCATTTCTTTGCGATAGCAAAGCGAACATCTGCCTTGCCATCGACACATAGTCGGCATGTTGCACAAGCACTACCTTCGGTAGTGATGAGTGGGATTGAGCCCAGATTCTCTGGGCATTTGGCTCCCACTTTGCCTGTCATGTTGAGCATGGTGTCCTTTGCATCAGCAAAGGTGTCAGCAAGATAGGCAATCTTTATCTTGTCGGTTTGTTTACGTAAGTAAACAGCATCCGATTTATTCTCATCATCTGTACTGAAGTACAGCGATAGGTTGTACAGTCCAGCCAGAATTGTGGCAGCGGACGGCACTCTTGTATAGACCCAGAACTGGGTCTTGTGATTGTGTAGTTCAATGACTCGTCGCCATGCATAGGCATAGGTATCGGAGAAGAAATCCCCATCCCAATGGATGCGGAACATCGGCTCTGCATTCTTGGCTTTGCATTCTAATTCGAATGCAGTAATCATGTCATCAAGAAGCGACACCATAGTGTCGTAGTCTGCATCTTTCAGCAGATTCCAGTTGTGAAGTAACACTTCACGAACTGAGGTGTAAACACGTTCTAACTTTCCAGCGTAGCAAATCTTCTCGCATATGCTGGTTGCATTAGGACATGAGTATTCCTTGCCACTTGGCAAGCCGAATGCGTTGGCAATTGCTGAGCGTTTGCCGTTCGGTGTTGGTAGGTTGGTTACCTTTCGGTCGTTAGACCGCTTGAGTCCTGCCATGGTGTTGCTCCTTTCGGTTCGGTTGGTTGCTTCCTATATATGCACAGCGAAGCTGTGCTATCTATGACTTTGCGTATGTGGTGAAGTCATCGGGGATTTGTACTACTGCCCCGCGATTGTTTAGCGCAGAGTAGATACAAGCCACTGCCAGATGGTCATTGCCACCGATGTGCCATCGATACGGAGTATCGAGGTCGATATCTTCGTACTCTTTGTAGTCGTAGATATCTGCCACGATGTCGGGAATACCATTGCCCACTTCGAATAGAAGTGTCCAGTGATATTGGACTTTGTCCCCTTCGTACCTGTCTACGTTTCCAAACGCTAGGTTCAAGCCACGTCGGGTTGTTGTGATGTATCCCTTTAGGGATGTGCCATTGATATCTATCTCTGGCGAATTGATTGCCTTAAGTTTCACTTAGTCCTCCTCATTGTTGAGCCAAGGCTCAAGGTGATGAGCCTCAACGATTGTGTAGGCTGGTGCTGTAGGGTAGCCACGCCATGTGACACCCTCTGGAAGTTGGATACTCTTATGAGTATCGCCTTCATCGACTGCATAGATGGCTTCTATACATGGTTCCACCATGGAGAGTGGAACTGGCGGATAGTGATTGCTTCGCAATTGGATTGCGATTGATTGGCGAATGTCAATGACATTCTCTACTAGGTCATGCGCTGTCATGCTTCCCATTAACGTGCCTCCAATGTCCAATGTCCTGCAACTTCGAACGGTTCGAAGTCATCTGAAATCCAGTCATCGAGTTTATCGATGGCTGATGCGGGTGAATCGGCATCTACCTCAACCTCATAGGTTGTGGTACGAACCGCTGTCACTGCGTGTTTAGGCATTTGCATCCTCCTTGTAGTATTGTTTTGCGATAGCAAACCATTCGGTATCGCCCCATCCACCCATGATTTGGCGGATGAGTAGTGTGGCTGGGGCATCATTGCCCCATTCACGTTCGGCTAGTCCTGCCACTTGGTTGACGTAGTCATCCCATTCTTGGCGTAATACATTGACGAACTCATGAATATCTACCGACTGCTTAGCAGTCGACATGAGGTCACGCCATGCATCTTCATCGTTATCCATTACCAATAGGTAATCTTGTACGAACTGCTCACTTGCTGTATTCATTACCATTCCTCCTTGATAGTTGTTGCCCAGTGCTCCTCCTCTATTGCAGACCTACGGTCTGCTATCTTGATTGCGATTACGTCCCACACCATGGCTGCCATGAGTGTGCTGATGACACCAAGCAAGATTCCAACGGCGAGATAATCGCCCCAATAAAGTGCATCCATTTTGTTGCTCCAATCTGCCCCGATATTTTCGAGGCTCCCTCTATATATGCACAGCGAAGCTGTGCTATCTTGAGATGCGTAGCGCCCGCATCATGGCGCTCCATCCAACCGCTGTTAATAGCCAACCCGCAGATACAGCAGATACCATTGGTTGTCAAGTACCTTTAGGTACTTGCTATTAATTGCCCACACGTGAGGGCTATTTATTGCCAACGCATAGGCGGGTATCGCGGGGCGCATATCGCATCATGTGTCATGTCATGTGTCATGATTCAATAAAAGACACGACACACCGTAAATACGCTCAGCCGTCGGGCTGAATTTGACAATGGGGGGCTGGTCGTGTATTCTGGTGTCATTCAATCGGCAACTCCGTCGGCTGAATCAACCGAAAGGCAAAGCAATGAAGACAGCATGGACACACGATGATTTACTAGTAAATCTAGATGCTGAAGTTAACGAAGTTAAATGGGAATTAGGCATCGAATCATTCAAAGAAATCCCTGATTTCTTGGTGCTTCAATCTCATGAAATTCATCATGCAAAAATTGGAGATATTCTCCAATTGGCTAACGGTAAAAATGCAGTAATTTTCGACATAGTCGAAACACCAACAGCGCTTGAAATTTCTGCAGTGACTGAGTCACTGAGAGTCATCGTGAAGCGCTTCTAGGGATAGTCAGCCCATCCTTCTAGTCCTAAAGGACTAGGGGGGTGGGTTCTTCCCATTCTGAGCGTAATTTATG